GGCAGCACATTCGCTGAAATAAATGATTATATTAAGTAGGAGAGTTTATGGGTACGGTAGTTTCACAGAAGGATAGGGCACTAAATGAAATTAAATCAAACGCAGCCGCCGCCAATAGCGTTCCTGCATTACGCGAGCAGGTTGAACTACTCACCGAAGAAGTGCAGAAACTAAAAGACGCTCTACTGAATCGGGAAGATATAAAAGATGACTAGAACAATGCTACACACTATAAAAGGAATTTATGGATGTTTTTTGTGCACATGACAAGCTAGAGCCCGTCGATAAACTCATACCAAACCCACGCAATCCAAACAAACATCCGGACAGGCAGATTGAATTACTTGCCAAGATAATTAATTACAACGGATGGCGATACCCAATTGTAGTTAGCAATCGAAGCGGTTTTATTACTAAGGGACATGGGAGACTTCTGGCCGCGATTAAAAACAAGTGGGCTACCGTTCCGGTTGATTATCAAGACTACGATAGTGAAGCTAAAGAATACGCTGACATGGTAGCGGATAACAAGATTCAGGAATTGTCTGATCCCGACATGAAGATGGTAGAAGAAGATGCCAGGCGAATGAAAGATGAAATTGGTGATTTTGAATATCTCGGTATGGCTGATTTTAAACTGCCAGAACAAGAGGAAGAGGAAAACGCGCGCGCCGATGAAATCCCCACAGACGTCGAATCGGTTTGCAAGCCAGGCGATCTCTGGCAATTGGGGGAGCATCGATTGCTTTGCGGAGATTGTACGGACGCGAGTCTCGTCGACAGATTGATGGATGGGGAGAAGGCGGATATGGTTTTTACTGATCCGCCGTATGGAGTAAATGCGGTTAACGTTGGTGGCGGTTCCAATGGGCCTCAAGGTTCTATAGGGGGAAGTAAAGCCGTTTGGGACCGTCGGCGATCCCGAGAGACACATAAAAACAAAATAATAAAAGCGAACCTTTACAAGCCAGTAGTTGGGGACGACACAACCGACACAGCGATTAGGGGTATCAAGGCCCTTGAGGGCAAGGTCAAGATTTTCTGGGGAGCACAGTGCTACGCCGAACACCTACCACCGAGCCAAGGATGGATTGTTTGGGATAAGGATACCACCGGAACGCTAGGCGACGGCGAGCTAGCCTGGACTAATCAAAATAGGGCGATTCGAATATTTAAACACACCTGGAACGGCCTAATAAAAGAATCAGAACGTAATGAGAAGCGTTGTCACCCAACACAAAAGCCGGTCGCACTTGCAGCCTGGTGCTTTGAGAATTACGGCGAGCCAAAAACAGTCCTAGACGGTTTCCTCGGCTCCGGCTCAACCCTAATCGCCTGCGAGAAAACAAAGCGCAAATGCTATGGAATGGAAATCGACCCCCACTATTGCGATGTAATAATTCAGAGATGGGAAGAGTATACAGGTAAGCATGCCAGCAAAACCTAAATATAAAAAAGAATTCTGTGACAGGTTAGTTGATCACCTGTCCGAAGGATTATCTTACGAATCATTCTCTGCTGAGATAAAAGTTAATCGACGTGCCATGTATCAGTGGGAAGCCAAATTCCCAGAATGGAAAGACGCTAAGGAGCGTGGAATAGATGCATCTCTTTTGTACTGGGAGAAAATGGGGAGATCGATGGCGGTGGGAAAACTAAAAGGATCAAACGCAGCCGTGTGGATTTTCACTATGAAAAACAGATTCGGATGGCGAGATACACAGCCAGAGGCGGTAGATGACAGAGACGAATCATTCGAGATTGACGTTAAGTAGGTGCCTAATCCATAAGCTTAGCGCGTTCTTCTCGCCTGGATATTTCTTCTTCGCTTTATCGACGCATTTTCGCTTCACTTCTTCAGGCAATCGCACGTGTAATGTGATGTCTTTTTTCATAGCTATCCCAAACTAACAATTAGCCACGCTGTTAAAAACATAAACACACCCACAACGTGCGCCATCTCTAACATCATTGCAGCTTCTGTACCCATCTAGTTTTTCTCCTTTGTTTTATAGATTTTTATTACAAACAACTCACCGTTGACTGCCAACGTGAGTGACACCTTTCTTGCGGCGGATCCCCAAGAATATATGTCGCTAGAGAATGCGCCTGAAGCGAAGTACTCACGGATAGCACGGTGTACATGCTCTGTTATTTCTTCTTTCGTAGAGCTGGCCACTCTCATCTCAGGAGCGCCCATAGCCCGTCTGACTTTATTAGTATCTCTAATAACCTTCTTTAATTTCCGTTTGTTTTCTCTCATATTTATATTGTGACACACTGTGACACACTTTGCAATAGAAATCGGATGCGCTATGGTCGTGTCATACATGGGGAAATACACCGTTACATTCAAGCCGGGCCACACGATGCAAGAGCAGTGGGATACATCTACCGCACGATACAAGGTAGGCGCTTGGGGTAGGCAGTCAGGGAAATCTACTGGATGCAATCGAGGGTTACTCAAGCGGTTACTGGCAGAGAGGGATAAAACGTACTGGTTTATCGCGCCTACTTATAATCAAGCGCTCTTGCAATACAGGAGGAGCGTAGCTCTTTTGTGGCCAGCGCGTAGTTTAATATCTAAGCGAAACCAGACGGAGCTGCGTTTGAAGTTAGTTACTGGATCGCAGGTATTTTATAAATCTGGTGACAGGCCAGATAACTTACGTGCTGAAACACTGGATGGGGTGGTAATAGATGAAGTCAGGGATCAGGATCCAGACCTATGGCCCATGGTAATCCGTCCCATGCTCGCCACTACTGGCGGGTGGGCTGAGTTTATTTCTACCTGCAACGGCTATGATGAATTCTATGATTTAGCTGAAATTGCACGTAACGATAAATCAGGTAAGTGGGCATACTTCCACGCCCCGTCATGGGTTAACCCCTCCTGGACAGAAGAAGAAATCCAAGAGTGCAGAAACACCATGACCGAAGCACAGTTCGCCCAAGAAATTCTGGCAGAGTTTAGAGACATCCAAGCGGGTAAGGCCTACGTAAATTACAGCTCTGACAGAAACGAATCACCCACATCGCCCATTACAACTAACGGGGAGATCTCCCCACACCTTCCTATTATCGTGGCTGCTGATTTTAATCTCAGTCCCATGGCGTGGACGCTCGGACAGCAGCGCGGGGAGGGATTATATTTTCACGACGAAATCGTTTTAGAGAATTCCCATACACAGGAAGCTGCAAGCGAGCTAGTGAATCGTGTGAAGGCACACCCGGCTGGAGTTTTAATCTGTGGTGACGCGACCGCGAAAGCCGGGCAGAGGGCGGCTGCTGGAGAATCAGACTATGATATCCTATGCCAGACGCTGAGCACTGCTGGCATCAAGTGGGTGAATCGAACGCCGAATAGTAACCCACATATCCGCGATCGTGTAAACGCAGTCAACGCTAAGTTACTTAGCGCTTCAGGCAAGGTAAGCTTATGGCATCACCCGCGCACAGTCATGCTACGTAAGGATTTCGAGCGGGTGACTTGGAAAGTAGGAGCTATGTTTATTCTCGATCCAGGTAAGAAGCGCATGCTCACTCACTCTACAGACGGCGTTGGGTACGCGGTCTGCGAGCTAGGCCCTGTGCCTTCGCGCGTACAGGTAGGCGGGATAAGGGTGATCAGACGATGAATGCGCTTCGAATATTCTTCCTGCTCATTGCAGCTCACGCAGTCACTGACGCAGCGTTACAAACAGACTTCATCTCTCGAAATAAAGTCCCTGGTAATCCGATGTTTATTTTCGTATTACCTGCGCATGGGTTGATCAATGGGTTAGGGGTTTTCTTAGCTACTAATTCTGTGATACTCGGGATAGCTGAGACAGTACTGCATTCCCTGATAGATATGGGGAAATGCTACAAACTGTACAATCTTAAAGTCGATCAACTGATGCACTTCATTTGTAAACTGGTTTGGTTATATGCAGCCTGCAAACGAATCGCCTAGATACCGTAAATTTATCGACGCTCGCAATCGCGCGCTAGAAGAGATTCTTAATAAATACTTGACACGCATAGACAAGATTATCGCAGGCCTTGAGATCGTCACAAAAGAAATCGTGAGCTACTCAGTAGACAGAAATCAAGCATCGATGGCCTACATCGATCAGCGTCTCTCTCAAGCCTTCAGCTACGCAGCAGGTAAAGTTACCGAACTAACCAAACAGCTCAGAGCCGATGCCTACCTACTGTCCTATGCTGGAGAAGTCGAGGCGATCGCCCGCACGATGGGGACGCCAGCGACCGCTGACATATCTAAAGCCAAGATAGGAGAAGAAGAGAATGAAAAAGAAACCCCCTCTGGCGGTAGTCTCCAGCAGCGAATGTCCTTATATCTCTCGAGACTACGAAGGCGAGTACTTGACGCTATTGAGCTGGGGCTTGTCAGAGGAGAAAGTGGTCAATCGATGGGTGAGCGTATTGAATCAGCTTTCCCAAGAAAGAGAAAAATTAAAAAACCAAAGCGAGTTATCAAGCCACGAAAACTAACTGAGGCGAAACCGCCTACCAAGAAACCTGATAACATTGCAATAACCACAGGCTTCATTGATGACCAGGCTTGGGATGACTTAGTCCAAGATTATATAGGGCGTGTCATCCCATCTAGGGGACCAGAAGATATACTCACCACTGCTGCTAAGGGGCTCGCAGGGGAGCGCTACGCTTGGGAAGTCGAGCAGGAGATTACTCAAGACTTCATTACTAAGGTACGTAAAGGACAGGTAGACGCGGCGAATGAAAACGGGATTGAAGAGTTTGTTTGGATTGCAGTAGTCGATAGCGTAACGGATAAGTGCTGCTTATGGCGAGACGGAAAGACTACCACTGAAATCGAAAAGCTGTTAAAAGGTGAGCACTCAGGAGATAAGTGTAAAGTGTCGGTACCTCCAGCGCACTTCAATTGTAGATGCGACCTGGCACCGATGATTGACATCCCTGATACAACGCCGCAAGATTTGGGGGATTTCGAAACATGGCTAGCATAGACGACAAGAAAGAAACCCCATACTCAAGAACGCTCCGCAACGGGATTAAATTCGATGAAGGCAGTTGGGAATACAGTGATGCGTTTGTACCATGCACTGGCATCGAGGACATCCATACTCAGTACGAATTAGTTGAAGCCCTCAAGTCTGGTAAGGTAGACATCGACGCTCGCGTAATAGAGGCGGGCACGCGATCGTCGCGAATCGTCCGAATGAATAAAGAGCAGTTTCTGTCTGCTACTGAAGCTAACAAGAACTACAGCCTAAATGAATCTGCGGACTACTTTAATTTTGATGACGTCTCTAACGCTGGCGGGCCTTATGTGGGTTCATCAGATTTCATTCCCCTACTAGGCGGACCTTTCTTTAAACAGCTTTACTACTACGATTACATACGAATGCATTCGCTTGCATTCCATGCCTATCACCACGATCCGACTGCCAAGCGTACAATCTCCATAGTCAGAGACTTCACACTAGGACGTGGGTTTCGAATTGATTTCGACGGTCCCGATGATAAGCAAGCGCGTGTGCTATGGGATGCGTTTGAAGAAGTGAATGACATCTATGGGATGATGAGTGATCTAGCCGTTGAGATCGGCGTGTACGGTGAGACCATGATCTGGTGGTTACCGAATAACGAAACGAAGATTGCCTACAACGTACGTCCCGATCAAGAGCCGCCTAAGGGACTGATCCCTAGAATCAGATTACTCGATCCTTCTAATATCTGGGATATCGTGACCTATCCTGAGGATATCTCAAGAGTGCTGTACTATCAGTGGGTTGCCCCCACGCAGTATCAAACATATACCGCGCCTGGCGTGTCGTCCTCGAAGTTTATTTATCAGCAGTTGCCTGCAAATGAAGTCATGCATTTCAAGGTCAATTCTATGTCTAATGAGAAGCGCGGGCGAAGCGATCTCTTCCCAGTACTTGGGTATATGAAACGCCTGAGAGATACGGTGAACTATTCAATCATTGGACAGCAGAAGGCGACTGCCTGGTCTATCGATACGACGATCGACGGTAGCCAAGTGGATGTCGATGCTTACGTGCAGAGCCAGGAGGGATTAGGAACTATCCCTAACGCTGGCAGTGAGTTTGTACACACTAGTAAGGTGAAGCGAGAATATCTATCTAACCTCTCTTCATCGCGTGGACAGCAGTCGGGATCGTTTGAATGGTGCATGTCGATGATCGCGATGGGTACTGGGATTCCTATTAGTTACTTTGGATCCCACATATCAGGCGGGCAGACCAGAGCTAGCGCGTTAGTCGCAAGCGAGCCTGTCGCGAAGTTATTTGAGATGCGTCAATTATTATACGAACGCATTCTAAAGGAAGTCGCTATCAGGTTGTTTAAACAGTTTGGAATTGAGTCAGACGTTGAAGTGACCTTCCCTGAGAATATTACTCAAGACAGATCAGCCAAGCTTAGAGATATCGCTACTGCTGAATCCAGAGGTTGGATCTCTCGCAAGCGAGCTGCTGAGATTGCAGCGAGTGAGCTAGAGATTACAGATTATAACTGGGAAGCTGAGAGTGATGAGATCTCTCAAGATGAGCTATCTCCATTAGATCCGCTAACAAGCCCTGGTCTTTCTGACGATAGGAGTAGCGAGCCACGCGGTATTACTAGCGACGATCGAGCCGCCATAGCCAGACAGGACACTACTCTATGAAAACAAGCTTTAGCGTAGACACACCGCAGCCTATCTTAGATGCAGGCTTCCCATCGTTTGAAAAATTCTGCGCGAATCCTGAAAGGTATTTAGGTAAAGACGATGATAAACTCGCTGAAGTTGATAAGGGCGGTAAAGGGATAAATGCACCGACTAAGAAACATATTTATGAAATTGAAGGCTTTAAGTGTAAATCTCTGGAAGAAGTTGAACGCGTTGCGAAAGACTTCGGAATCCCAGTGAAAGACTTAGACTACAAACCCGAGGTCATTCCAAGGGCTGGCCATAAGTGCGATCTGTATATAAAATTTGTACCTAAGTCAGTGAGGGAAAAACGTGCAGACTGGTAAAGAATCTAAAGACGGTTTCTATGGGATGCTTGATCCGAAGATCATCAATCATCCAGAGCTATGGAAACGCGCCGAGGGTAAGGCTAAAAAATATAAGGGCTCTGGTTTGTATAACGGCGTCGTCTCAACTCTATATAAGAAACTAGGCGGTACATTTGAATCATCCTCAGAAGGCGATGACGATACTGATAGCGGAGCTAGCCACACGACACCAGAAGTCCCTGAGGATTCTTGGGAAGCTGTAGCTCAACGCTGCCTGTTAGAGAACCCAGAGATTTCAGCAGCCACACTTATCAACGTGACTAAATCTAAGATGGCTACACCTGCTCCGAAGGATACCGATAAGACTGATGAAGCCGATTCCGCTTCATCGCTTTCCCAAACTACCCGTCCTAAAGAATCCTCTAAAATCTTCTTTAAAACTTCCAAACTACGTGAAAGAGCAGCGAGTGATGACGGAATCGGCATCACTAAGTTTGAAGCTGTGCTCATTGAAGAGGGCATGGGAAATTTCACCGATGCGTTTTACTACTCACGTGAGGCGATTGAATCCTCTGTAACGATCTTCGAAGGAAGGAAGATCTACGCCGATCACCCAGCAGCTAGCGAAGATACCGAACGCCCAGAGAGAAGCGTGCGCGATATCTTAGGGCACTTCGAAAACGTCCGAGTTGAAGAGAATGAAGGCAGAGCTATGCTAGTCGGTGACGTGACTATTATGGATGAGAAGGGTTATGCGTGGGCTAGGGGGCTTATGCGACACGCGATAGAATACGCTAAGAAATTTCCTGATAAAGAATTCGTAGGGCTTTCAATCAACGCTTCAGGTGAGGCGAGTGAAGAGAGTCTTGATAGTGTACTCAACTCTGACACCGTTCCCGATTCTGCTAAGGGTAAATTAAACGAAGCTAAAGAATTCGGGATAGATGTACTTAGAGTAGTTCGCCGAATAATTGATGCTGTCTCCTGTGACCTTGTTACCGAGGCTGGAGCAGGCGGTAAAGTCCTTAAACTAATTGAAGAAGAAACAGGGGGAAAAGGAATGAAGAAACGTAAAACAACTAAGGAAGCGGCTACTAAAAAGAAGCCGGTCCTTAATCTTAAAGAGCAAGATGAGCAGCCGCACTCTGATGTGGATCAGGACATTGAGCTAATCAAGAAATTGATGGATCAATACTCTGATATGGATGAAGGCGAACGTGGTGCTATGGAAGGATATATGAAGCAATCCTTAGCGATGGCTAAAGAGATGGGCTTTGATGGCGAGAAAGCTCAAGAGATGGCAGACTTCGGAGCTAAGGTTATGCAGCAGGCCTGCAAGGATGCTGCTGAATCTGCTGAAGCTGAAGAAGAAGAGAAGCCAGAAGATAAAGAAGACAAGTCAGAAGAATCTGCTGACAGCGATGACGCTGAAAAAACAGAAGAAGCTGGCGACGACAAGGAAGATAAAGAAGATGCTAAAGAATCTATGATTCAGCTCAAAGGGCGCGTTGCGTTTCTTGAGAATGAGTTAAAAGCTAAGAAGCTTGTCGAGCATCTTGATAAATTTTTGAAGGGCACTGGCGAATCTACGAAGGTAACCAAGGCTTTCAGAGAAGCTATCTCCATCAAGAAAGATGGGGATACGATGCTTGATGTACGAGACGAGAAGGATCTCGAACGCAAGTGGAATCTATTTTGTAAGGGCCTTGAATCCAGAGGTAAGTCTGGCTTTGAGGGCTTTGTTATTAACACTGAGAAAGCTCCTACGGTTTCCGGCAAGGGAAACGGTAAGCTGAATCTATCTGACTGCGCGTCAGAATAATTTAGGGGAAAACAATGGGAAACAATATTACTAGAGAAGTAGCTAGAAAGAGCGTCTTTCCAGACGCTACAGATCTGACATCGGCAGCGGTGTCTTATGATCAAGGCGACCTTCTATGTCTCAAGGCTGGCTTAGTACAGCGCTCTACTGCCGATGCAGATACTGCAAACGCTTTAGGTGTCGCTGTAGTTAAAGTCGTTGATGGGAAGCTTGCAGGACCGTACGACGGACTAACCGATGTCGATGCTGCTCAAGCTTCTGGAAGAATTACAGGACCTGTTTACGGGGTTGTTTGCAAATTCACGCTTACTACTTCTGACGCGTTTAATCCTGGCGATGCTGTTTATCACGATGTCAGTGATCCTCAGACTGTCACGATTACTCAAGGCGCTGGTGCTGAATCCGTTGGCGTATTCGTTGGTCCCGCTGTAGCTTCGGCTGCGGCTGGTGAGCAGGGCGAAGTACACGTCGGATCGCAAGTACCTAGTGGCGTACTCTCTCTGTAATCTAAACCTGTAAGGGGATTTAAAATGAAAACTATAGAAGACATTAAAAAGCTTCTCGAAACTACTGGGCGACTAAAGCCGACCAGTAAGCTTCGCGAGCGAAATAAGAAAGTAGTTCATAACTTCTTCTGGAAACAAGATGAAGCTAAAGGACTGCGAGAAGGGCTAAAGAAACAATTCGGAATCGACGTCGCGGATCCCGAGCAGTTTCCTGTTATGTCTGAGTCATTTAGCTGGAAGAAACTTCGTACGAAGTTAGCAGAGGCTGACGCTTCTTCTACCTTCACGCAATTTCTTCGTGCTGGAATCCAGAATATTACGCAAGCTGCGTATGAAGCTGTCGATACTACCTACGAAGACTGGGTTACTGTAGTTCCTTCTACTCTTGATACTGAATTGTATGCACCTAATCATGGGGTAAGTTTCCCGCGTGAGGTAGGCCCGCAGATGCCGTATCCAGAAGTTGGAGCTGCTGCCTTAGATCTGAAACTTAAGAATCGAAAGTTTGGATCTATGTACGCCGTAGAAAGAGAGCTATTGGAAGATGATCAGACGGGAAGCTTCCAGCGTCAGGCAAGTCTACTCGGCGAATACTTGAATCTTCTAAACGAAGTGCTCTGTTATGGAAAGCTAGCCTCTGTAGCTAACATGCAGTACATCGATTATCAGATTCCTGTATCTGAAACTAAGCCTAGCTATGAAACTGCTTATCCATGGGCGCCTGCTGCTACTCCGCTTCGCGGCGGCGGTATCACTAGGCCTACTGCGTACGGTGCGTTGAATCAAGCAAACATCCAAGATGGAATCATTCAATTGATGAATCAAAAGAATTTGCAAGAAATCAAAATGCAAGTACGTCCTAGCCGAATTATCGCAGGAGCTACCCAATCGTTTGATTTGGCAGTTCTCCTTAATTCTGCTTACTACCCATCTGGTGCAGCAGCGACTGGTGACACTGGTGGAGCGTTCGCGATTAATCCTATTAAAGGAATCGCTGATGCTACGATCACTCGCTACATGTTTGATCAAAACGGTAGTGCTGATGGACTGTCTAAAGCATGGTACTTAGTTGATGATTCTAAGCCATGGTTTGTACTCCAGCAGCGTGAGGCTGTCGCTATCATGCAGGAAGATCCTGCTAGCGGACGGTCTTTCGAGTTGGACATCTACAGATTCAAATCTCGCTCACGCGTTAACGGTGACTTCATTGATCCCCGTTTCGCTTGGCAGGGAAATGATGGCTCTGTCTAAAGACTAAAAAGCATATCTGTGCGGGGCCTTCGGGCCCCGCATTAGATTAGGAGATCTATGCCGAAAACTAAGGTGATAAAGCAAGGAAGGCGAAAGAAGGCTGATTTTGAAACCGAAGAAGAGACAGTCGAAAGTCCTAAGCAAGCCAGGCGGCTACGTGTCGCAGAAAATCACGACGATCTCAAAAGCCTTCACCAGAAAATCGCAGGTCATCCCATGTGCCATCGGAACTGGGCATACCGTGGTAGTCGGACTATTTTTCCTGACGATCTTAGCATGCAGCTTGTCAGTTGGTATTTCCCTTATGCTGCTGGAGGCGCTCTTTACATCGACGACGTTGCAGAAGGCAGCGCGGACAAATACGAAATCAAGTCCCTCGCGTTTAAAGAGTTTAAGATAGGTCGCTACTGTTACCTAACTCCTGGCATGACTGTCGAGCAGGCGCTCGAGCAAATGGGGGAAATCTAAGACGTGGCATGGACTGATCCAATTGAGGACCTAAGAAATCTTATCAATGACGGCGCGACCGATCACGAAAGATGGCGTAAGCGATGCGTCGGCCAGGTCGACAGTACTAACGTCGCGTTTAAGACTTGGGAAAAACGCAGGCTTACAGATTTCACATCTCCTACCGCTACCCTTGGGGTTTTCGTTACCGATGAAAACGGAGTGACTACCATAGAGACAGCCGCCACCGATGATGTGGCGTTAGGGCAGTTCACGCTATCCACAGCACCTGCTCCTGGATCTATCGTAGAAGCTACCTATTACTACCAATGGTTTACAGACGATCAGCTTGATGAGTTTCTAATCTCTTCTAGTAACTGGCTAGCGCTTGGGGATAACTACTCGAATATCGAAACAGGCCTAAGACCAGCAGCGCTTCACTACGGCGCGCAGAGCGCCATGCATAAGCAAGCCCAGTACTTCGCTGAGAATGTTAGCGATGTGTACCTGATGCAGGAAGGCCCCAAGGAAACGAAGGTAGGGGTTATCAATCACTACAGACAGATGGCTGATGATTTTAGAAAGAAGTCTATTGAGCTAAGGGATAACTTCTATGCAGGCTCTGGGCAGCAGAATAAACCCTACAACGTGTCTATCATGGGGCGCGTGAAAGAGATCGTACCCAAGCGATGAAGGTAAGTATTAAAAGGTTTTCAGACGGTATTAAAGACAGGCTAGACGCTATGCTGTCTGATGGCATGGATATGCGAGTGCTGTTTTCTAGAAGCATCTACCCGAAGTACCAGCAGGCACAGATTAAACGATGGCGCACTAGAAGTGCTAGCGAAGATACGACATGGGAAAGCTATAAATCTAGTCAGCTAAGGCCTAAGAGCCGCGAGACGCTTTTAAAGCGACGCAGGTTTAAAGACTACCCATATAAGGGAAGGAAAGACCTCGTTGCTACAGGTAGGCTGCTGGCGTCTATCGTGGGGCCTTCAGATAAGATGAAGTCACTCGGGCATGCGCCTGCTGATCACAGGAAAATTATCAAGCGCCTTAGAATGGAAATCGCTACGACAGTTGAGTATGCAGAGGATGTAGCCGAGCGCTTTGATATTATGGAGTTTAGCGACAAGACAGAGCAGTCATGGCAGCGCGAGATGGAAAGGTATTTATCAGGCAAGCATAAGCTAAGCCGAAAGCCTAAGAAAACGAAGCCTAAGAAATGAGTGCGAATAGTCTAACAGAAGCATCAGTAGAGTTAATCCTAGCGCACTTGCGGGATAAGATAGCTAGCGCCCTCACTGACGTGCGCACGCTAAACCCGGATAACATGGTAACCACGATACCGCCTAGGGCGTACCTGATTACTAACGTAGATACTGGGTATCGCACTCCTGCTGTATTTGTTTTATCTACCAGTTTAGATTTTAGATTAGATCGTGGACCTAACCATATAAGTGCTGTGGAAAATATGGTCGTGGCTGTAGAAATCCAGGATCGAAACGAAAGACTTTTGACCATAAAGGGCTGGCGGTATCAGGCAGCGTTGTCAAAATTGTTACATAACACGCCTCTAGAAGACGTGCCAAATAACGTAAAAATCGTAACGAAGCTTGTAAGAAATTCTTTTTCTGCTGTAACTGAGACGGGTGATACCCAGACCAGTTCACTAGACAAGGGGATGTTTAAACAGGAAACAGTTATGGAATTAGAAGTTGAACACTATGAAAATTTTTAAGGGGGAAAAATGAGTAACTCATTTGCAGATACCACTACAACAAACATGGAACTAACGCCGTGTCGCGTAACCTTGGGCGGCGTGGATCTCGGAGGGACGCTAGATAACGTAACTCTCAGCATTCAAACCGAAAAATCCAATATTCTAGCAGATCAATCCGGTAGCTCAGTCAGAGATAAGGTCGTTAGCGGGCAGTCTCTAACAGTGACTACTTCGTTAGCTGAAACGAACCTGAAAGAAAACTGGAAAGTAGTCTTTCCACATATGAAGCTGATCTCAAGCGGATCGAAAGCTACCTATCTTGATTTACAGATCGGAGATCATGACTTGGCCAGGGCACAGGAATTAATCCTGCATCCTCTCTCAAGGCCTGATGCGGACTTAACTCAAGATCACCAGTTCTATAAAGCCGTAGCTACTGCCCAGAGTGAGCTAGTTTTTAGCCCCACTGAGCAGTCGAAACTAAACGTAGTCTGGGAAATCCTACCGGACGATAGCGTCGTACCTCCTCGGTACTGGTTTCATGGCGATCCCGCTGTAGGCCTTGTCGCAGCTATTGCAGGGACTGCCGTTGCAGACGGCGGTAACACTGGAGACGGAACGGTATCAGGCGAGACTGCCTTCAGCGGTGTTACGGTTACCGAAACTATTACGATGACGTGTGTTACTCCTATTACTAACGGCGGAGTATTCGACGTTAACGGTAGCATCACAGGCCCTCAAGGGCTTGCGACCGTGGGCGTTGCGTTTGTATCTCCGTATGTATCGTTTACTTTAAACGACGGTGCTACAGACTTCGCGCTGGGTGACAGCTTCACTATTGCGATGACTGCTGCTAACTATGCCTAAGATGTTTAATATTAAACCGGCACGATCGGACGCTAGCGGTCCGGTCGTGTCGGATTTAGATGCACTCGACACCGAGGAGGTTTCCTTCAGGTTATTCGGTAAGGTGCATAAATTTAAACCGATAGATACTCATACCTTCTTCAAACTCTCAAACATGTTTGGAAAGATGTCAGCCCTCAGTAAAGAAAACGATCTCACCGCCGATGCCCTCCTGGCCTACTACGCCGATTTATATTCTTGCGTTTGCGACACCGTTACCAGAGACATGGTAAACAAGATGACGGTGCAGCAGCTAAATGGTTTGTTACAGTTAGTAATGGATCACAGTATGGGGAAATCCCAAGCGCGACAGATTAAAGAAAATAGCGGCGACGACTACTCTAAAAAAAAAGAGTAGACATACCCGAAATTTCTATTGATTTGCATATGGTGTTAGGAGAAGTATGTCACTTCTATGGATGGCGAACGGACTACGTTTTATCGATGCCTGCACGACACTTCTGGCTTATGTATTCTTCCTATCAGAAGATCAAAGCAGCAGAGCGTGTAGAGCTAATCGATATCGGCGCCATCGCTATCTGTGGATCGAAGTACTACAAGCACATCCGTGGGTTTTATGCCTCACAGATACATACGAAAGATGTGCCCACGCCGTTACCGAAAGAGCGCAGGCCCGTAATGGATAACGCTGATTCAAGGAATTTTTTTACGATAGTATTCAGAAACCAGAAGAGACAGAGTGGCAGATAATACGACAAAAATAATTCTTGATTTAGATAACAAGAAATTTCTTACGGGAATGAAGCAGGCACAGAACGCCCAGAAGGAAACGGGCGATACTGGTAAGCGTGCCTTTGGGGGGATCACTGACAAACTGAAATCTATGGCCGTTGCAGCGGCTGCTGCCTGGCTATCGATTAAGACGATTCAAGAAACTATCGAGGGGATGAAGGCAGGAGAAAAACTCGAATCCCTCAATCAGCAGTTCGATTTGTTAGCCGAACGATCCGGCATAGCTGGAGATAAGATGAAGGCGGCCCTGAAAGACGCCTCTGATGGACTGGTATCTACAGATGCGCTACTAGCCACAGCGAATAAAAGTATGGTCACGTTCGGAGCTAGTGCAGCCCGAATGCCCGAGCTAATGAGACTTGCCAGAAACGCTTCTGTCGTCGCTGGCACAGATACAGAAACAGCGTTCACAAGGCTAGCCGATGCCATCCAGCAGGGAAGCTCTGACACACTGAAACAGTTTGGTTTAATCGTCGATACGAATAAGGCGTATAAAGATTACGCTGACAGTATAGGCGTTGCCACAACTGAGCTTAGTAAGCAAGCTCAGGCGACGGCGATCTTAAACGCGTCTCTCGATGCAGGTAAGACTGCTTATGATGGCGTAGATCTAAGCATCACTGAAACTACCGATAGCCTGCTCAGAGCTAAAAAAGCCCTCGAAGACTTCAAAGCTGTCGCCGGAATAGTAATAAATAACAAGGTAGGGCATTGGTTTAGAGAAGTCGCTGACGGTATTTCTCTTCTCGCTGACAAGAAAATTTCTAAAGAGATGCTCAAGCAGGCCGCTGCTGCTGGCGACCTAGGGGCACAAATTAAACTGCTGCGCTTAGAGATGTCAGATCTCGATGACAGAAATAAAGACTTAGCTAAATCCCCATTAGGCGCAGGCTCTATAAAGCGAAACAAACAAGAGATACATCAGATACAAATGTCTATCGATCTGCTCGCTAGAAAGAAGGCGGCGCAGGACAAGATAAGGAATGCTGAAGAAGCCGATGAGAAAAACAAAGCTGCTAGAAGAGCCGCTGAATTAGCTGGAGCTGTAGACTTAGAGAAAAAACGTAAGAATGATTTTATGATTTCAGCGCAGCTTTTAGCGCTTAGGAAAGGCACGAATCAGGCGATCTTAGAAAACAGCCTCAGTACACTTAAATTTGAAGAAGAGCTAGCTAATAGAAAATGGCTGTTAGAGCAGGAGATGGCTGTACGAATAGAGCAGCTAGAAAACGATGCGGCGTTTAGCGCTAAGAACCGCGCAGGCGAGAAAGCAATAGCGATAGCTAACATTCGCGAAACCTATGAGCAGCAGATTACGGCTCTTGTAGATTCAGAGAATGAGAAACGAAACGCATTATTAGACAGACAGGTAAAACATCAGAAGAACGCGTGGGATGCGTTCTTCGCTGGGATGAGTAAACAGTCTAAGCAGAGTACTAACGAATTAATAAGGTACTCAGAGCTTGGCACAATGGCAGCAGCGTCTCTATCTGGTGGACTGGTGACGGCGTTTGAATCTGCTGGTCAGGCCGGTTGGGTTTTCGGCGAGCAGATGAAAAAAGCTGTCTTAGGTACGCTCGCTGATATCGCGGCCAAAGAAGGCGCGTATCATTTAATCAAGGGTTTATGGCCGCCGAATCCTGTAGAGCTAGCAGTGGGCGCAGGGCTCTTGGCTCTGTCTGGAGTTATCCGATCGGCAGCGTCTAGTGGTGTAGGCTCTGGCGGCGGAGGGGCTGTAACGCCTGCACCTGCCTTAGATACTGGAAGTAACGTGGCATTCTCGCCGGGCCCTGAGATTTCATCAGAGGTCGAGCAGGAAGAGCTAAAGCGAAAGTATGTGACGATTCACATCGAGGGGAATTACTTCGATACTGCTGAAACCAGATCGGCACTTGTCGAGTTGATCCGAGAAGAAGCTGACGCGACTGACTTTAAAATTCAGTCAGTCGGAGGGGGCTTGTAATGGCGCTTACCGGACAGAGCCTGTTTTTATATAACTTCGAAGTAGACGACGATAATGCGGCTATTGATTTCAGAGTTGTACCTGCTGAAACACCGCGTCAGGCTACGCTTAGATTCGGATTCTATAGCCTGTCCTCGCTTATGATAGAGATCGTGCGAGCCCTCACAGAAGTGGCCCCTAGTAACGTGTTTACAGCGACTGCGGATAGAACTATTGCAGGCGGGACTGAAAACCTAGTAACGCTAGGCGCTGATACCGCAGACTTCGAACTGCTGTTTGGCACAGGCCCTAGAGCGTCTGTCTCTGTGGCCGAGCTGATAGGTTTCACTGAGACAGATCTGACTGGCGCTGCTACCTATCCAGGGACGACGTCAGCGGGTACTAGATTGTTTCCTAACCTGACTGGGTACAATTTCCTAGCTCCTGAGTTTGATCGCAAGGTGTTTGGGAATGTGAATATCAGCGCGTCAGGCCAGAAGGAAGCTATCGTTTACAATATCCAGCAATTCTGGCAGGTAAGCTTTCGGTATATACCAGAATCGACCTGGACTAGTCAGTGGACACCTCTATTTAATTGGATGATCCAGCAGCGGCTACTAGAATTCACGCCGAATATCGCAAGCCCTAATACTGTGTTAGAAAGTACACTGGAATCTACTAACGCTGACGGTAAGGGGCTTGGGTTTAGAGGTAATGAGATGTTACCGGGATTCCCGTTTCAATACGAAACAGGACTAATGCGCTTTCGGCTAGCTCAAATATTGCCGACACTTTAGGGGGATTACGTGGCGATTTCAGACGGTGAAAATGTAGAAGCAACGGTGATCAACCGAGCCAAGCTTGATAAAGAAATCAATGACGTAGCTGTAGGCATCGTCGGTCTAGCTAACACCACTCCAGCATCAGGCGCTGCGATTACAAACACCCAAGCGCTTCAGAATAATACCCGCATAGCGACAGGAGCTACTGAGTCATCTCCTGGTCTAGATTACACTGAAGAGAATGTCATTACTGACGGGGATAACCTTAAAACAGCAGTCGATAAACTCGACATCGCTTTTAACGACACGACAGGACATAACCACGACGGATCGCAGGGATCAGGCGCTCCTATCACAGGTGCAGGCATTGGAGGCGTTCCACTGCAAGGTCGCTTCGTTGCAGCTACATCACTAGTCGCAATCTCTGGTACTAGCTCTGATGTTAGTTCTCAGTTTGGAGCAGCCACACCTAGCACGAATTCTACAACCGCTGGCGTTGTGGTAAATGCTCCTGAGAATAAACTCTTTCTAAGACAAGCCACAGGTACTAGCGCACTAGATTATTTCAGAGACGCAAACGGTAACGTAGTCTATGGAAGGCTAACAGAAGCCGCCTCTGTGTGGACACTATCTTTCTATGTGGACATAGCAGGCGTCGAGACAATCTATGATTTCGTGGGCGCCTCTGACGTCGCCTGGTACTATCAAGAGTTATTCCCTATTCTGACAAATAACCAAGTTTACTCTCAACTACCTGCAATATTCGGTGACACTGCGGGATCCGTTGTGTCATCAGGTTTAAGAGCGGGAACTGTATCAGTCCCGAGCGGTGTTAAAACAGTCACAGCCCCATTTTCAAATATGGGTACTAATAACTACGCGGTGACTGCAAACCTAATAAACCTCGTAGACGGCTCGCCTCAGATTCAAACGGTTACAGTGAGTGTAAAAAATAACGATAGCTTCGTAGCTGACTGGGCGATTAACACAGACTCAGCTAACTACTTGCTTGACTTTATCATCCGAGATAACGCAGCCCCTCCGCTTGTCGGAGACTTTGTAGTTAGATCGGCCAGCGTCTCTCTAGCTAGCGGAATCTCTACGATTTCACCAGTGTTTAGCTCAGACATCGGCGACACCTCATACAGTGTGAAGGCAAATCTAGTAAACCTTACAGACGCTTCACCTATTATCACGCCTGTAACAGTAACTACTAAACTTTCAACTGGCTTCACGGCAGAATGGTCTGCTAGTACAGATAGCATCAATTATTTCTTGGATTATTTAGCGAGCAGAAATGATAGCTCTGTGGTTTCGATTCAGAGCGGATCGACAGCTATAGCTAACGGTGTGGCAACGGCGTCAATCCCATTCTCTAGCATGGGCACTACCGATTACGCGGTGACTGGGATGCTTACTAACCTAGTAGACGGCTCGCCTATCCTAGTACCTGTTATCGTGACCTCTAAGCTAGCTACCTCCTTCACCGCTGTATGGTCTGCTAATACAGATAGTGTTAATTACAGCCTAGATTTTGTGGTGAGAGATAATAGCGGGCCTAATAGTTTGAACGGTAAACAGTTCCGATCAGCGTCTGAAACGCTAGCCAGTGGAATTTCTACTAAGGCGGTTGTTTTTAGCTCAGACATCGGGACTACAGATTACAACGTAACTGCGATCATGTTTAACAGCACAGACATCACGCCTCAGATTCAGGAGATAGTGCCCACAGCGAAGTCATCGACTGGGTGTACATTTGATTGGCCTGCAAACACAGATTCGGCGAACTACGTATTAGAATACATAGCTGTAGAAAATGATTAAGGGGAAGAAATGAAAACTATTTTTATAATACTTCTAATGAGTTTGTCAGCGACGGCTGACGTATATTTTAAAAACAAGCGCTTAGTTGAATCTGTCACCACGACAGCGACGGCAGCGGGTACGACTACACTAGTCGCAACCTCTGATCCGTACCAGCAGTTCACTGGCGCTACTACCCAGACGCTAGTGCTGCCTGACGCTACTACACTGCCTAACGGCTGGTCCGTTGAGGTGATGAATAAATCAACGGGGGTTATTTCAGTTGAGTACGATGATAACTCTGCTGCGCTGTCAGCTACTGCGTCGTCAGATTCTATGTTTAGGCTAATAGATAACGGCACGTCTAACGGTACGTGGGATATTTCAGGAGTAGAAGTCGATCCCCTCTCACTGTATCTAGATGGCAGTAAAACGATGGCTGGAAATATTGATCTGGGTAATAACAACCTAGTAAATGTAGACACCATAGCTCCTGGTACAAACGGGATCATAGATATGGAGGCACCAGCTACCACTACTCCAATGTATTTGAATATGACCTCTGCTGATGCTGACGGGACTGACGCAGTAGCGATTAATTTATACCAGGAGGGTAAGCCAGGCGACACAGATACCGCCTACCTTGCGATGGGATCGGTCGAGGATATTTTAACGAACTATCACTCTATTATAGTCAGGCAGACTAACAGTGGTGGGGCTTACCCACTGTGGATTAGTTCAAATGATAACGGCGACGTACCAGGAATTGAGTTTGATGTGCCTGTATCAAACGGTGGTGGCGGTGGAGTTTTTCTTGGATCAGAGAGTGAAATAACAATGGCTACCGCCGGCGGCGGAGGGCTGAGAGTTAGCTCTGCGGATATATCTCCTAGGGGCACTAGCGGAGTTGAGGATTTGGGTACGACTGGCGAAAGATGGAAAGACGTCTACACTAGCGGCGTTGTGTACACAGAAGATATTGATAGCGCTACCGATCTAAGCCTGAAAGTCGCTGGAGTAGACAGCTTAGTACTAGACGGGACTGATTCTGAATTCACTACAGTACCAGTCAAGCTAACTGGCGTGAATCTAAACATGGACAGTAATAACGTCCTGTCAGCGGATAACGTAGAAGCTGTCTCTATCGATATGAAAGCGGCTGACGTTGTAAGAATCATAAGCGATGCCACACCCACCTCAAACGAAGACACCCTAATTCAAGTAGAGGGGCTAAACGACGGAGCGGGGAATGCTGAAACTATCCGCTTCGGATATCTGGATAGCCCCGATAAGTTTGTATTCCAGCAGTTCACAACGGGCACAGGAGTAGAGAAAAACTTTACTATCGGTATTAATAACGATGATTACATCACGCTAAACGCGTCGACTAATGACACAGACATCTCAACTAACCTCTCTCTCACAACGGTAGGCAAGGGGTTAGAAATAAAAGAAGGCGCGAACGCGAAGATGGGTAGGAGCACTCTGGTAGCTGGCACAGTTACGGTAAACACAACGGCAGCTAAGACTGCTAGTGAGATTATGCTGACTTGCCAAGATCCAAACGGCGGTACCCCTGGCGCTGCGTATGTTTCAGCTAGAGTTGATTCTACTTCATTCACTATCACTTCAACGTCAGGCACAGATACCTGCGTCGTTGCTTGGGTGATCATTGATCCGGCGTAAACAATGGCAGATGATGTATTCACACAGAATTATGCGAACTACAATACTCTAGAAACCAAGAGTATTGCGATCGCTGTGTGCATCGAAGGGTTAGAGACTAAACTTAGTAATAAGATTCTATTCACCAGAATTAAGTACGGTGACGCGGGACTTACCTATGGAGGCGGATCGAAGTATGGAGATCCTGCCCTAGTCCCGTTAGATGACCAGCAGGACATCCTATCTCTAAGCGGTAGCACGTTTACCATAACCCAGAAAATAGAGCCCGAGCAGGCGAAAGGCTCTGCTAGTAGCATGACGCTTGGGTTTATCGATAAGAACGGGTTTATGACTAAACTCCTGTCGCCTGGAGTGCTGGTCGATGAAATCCTAGGTAAGAAGGTGAAGGTACTGCTGGGCTACCAGCAGATAAGCTTCCCTCAAGACTTCTTCACTATATTCAGGGGGGTTATTACCGGCGTCGATGATAGGGCTGGGCTCGCGATACTGAAGCTAAACGATTACAACGTCAGGCGAAAAAATCAGCAGGTTTTTTTCTCTGCTAATTCTACGTTAACCGCAGCGATAAGCGATACTGATACCACGATTCCAGTTATCGCCGCTGGAGATTTTCATCAGCAGATTATAGGCCCTGACGGAACGGTAGACTACCCGTCACCGCTTTCCACAGGAACCGGAGTAAGAACGTTTTTAAAAATCGATGATGAATACATAGAATATTTTGAAGGTAAGGTCGTAGGTAATAGCTTCACAGACTGCGTGAGGGGGGTAAGTTTCGGTGCGGGGAAAACCATAGTGGGCGGCGAAAGCCCGCTAAATGACGCTGCTGCTCACGATATAAACACAGACGTTGATGCGTTGGTGCAGATTACAGATCAGTCTCTAACGATGGCTCTGAAAATAATGATGTCAGGATATAACGGACCGTTTCTAACTGACGTTGCCATAAAATCTATAAATGAATTCGCTACACTGCCAGTCCCGACTGCCACAGTTCCCCCTAACACCATTAGTTTTCCTGACGGCATTGATGTAAAAGAAGAGTATGGGCTTGCAATAGGTGATTACATCACTGTATCTGGTAGTTTTCCAGGCTTCGGGTTTAATAATAAGACCGTTCGAATCATCCAGATTATAAGCCCTGATGACATAAGAAAAAACGAAGTGGTAGAAGTAGACGATACTATGCTGACAGATCTATCAACGTCAGCAGTCGTAGCACTACGTAGCCAGTTTGATACCTACCCGACGACGTGCGGGCTGAAGATGTCTCCTGATGAAGTAGACGTTGAGGGACACCTGGAAACTCAGGACACCTTCTTAGAATCTGAAGAAGATATCTATAGATTTGTTTTAACTGATCAAGAAAACGGTAAAAACTTCATAGAATCTGAGTTATACCTGCCTGTATCTGCGTACTCTCTGA